CGGTAGGCTAAGGCCGTCCTTCGCCGCAGGCGGTCCCTCTTTAGCAAGAGCTTCGACAGCTTTCGCCATCTTGACCAAAGCTTTCTGTTCGGGGGTTCGCCTAGCCTTGACCCGAACCAGGTAACCCCCTTCGGCTTCACCGAGCTTCTTCGACTTCGCGAGCGTGATGCGGCAATCCGGGTTTGCAGGTCGATCAACCACAGAGACTTCGGTAAGCTCAATCTCAGTGATCTTATCACCTTCTTTTGCAAGCTTGCGTCCTCCTATGCTAAAGCCTTTGTAAACACCTTCGAGGCATTTAGTCCACGCTGAGTCATCAACGATCTTGGCTGTGAGAAACAGGCCCTTGGGGTCCATGTTGGCTTCCTTAGCCACACCGACTGCCTTCAGGGCGTGCATCTCTCTGATGTTGCCGAACTCCATATAGTCCGGCAAGGCATCACGCACGGCCTCTAGGGTGACGATTTCGCCATCACTATCTTTGGTTGGCGTAGAAGCGTAGCCGCTGACGGTGCGCTTCTCTTTATCTACCTTAGCGATAGGTAGGAAGAATGAGAACTCGGTCATGTCATTGGCCTTTCCTAGCTTCTGCGCCGTGGCCCACGCCTCGGCGAAGGCCCTGCTTTCGTCGCCGTGTTTGTCGTAAGCCGAGTTGAAGACGTGCATCCACTGGCGAAGCCTCTTCCCCCGAAGCTTGCCCCTGACGGCGGATGGTAGGTCATCAACTCGGCTATACGGCACGGTTTTAGTGAGGTGTTACTGTCGGCGCGTTGGGATCAGGCGGAGTCTCGCCATCACCATTGCCCGGTGGCTTCGGCTTTCCACCGCTGCCCTCCGGTACCCACACCCAACCATAGATCGGACTGTAGGCCCAGCGACCGTCTGTCGGTGGACCACCTGGCGGTGCCGATGGCCCCTCCGGTGGGAAGTAGATTGGTGGAGTCGGCCAGGGGCCAGGTGGACCCCAAATTCCGAGCGGCGGCTGTGGATGGGGCCGCTCCGGTGGAGAGCCGGGCCACATCGGCGGCCCACCCGGCGCGATTGGATGCGAAGGATGGTAGCTAGGAGGTGTCCAGCCGACAATAGGCGGTGGGCCACCCGGAGCAATCGGTGGGGTGGGCCAAGGACCGGGAGGTCCCCAAATGCCCGGGGGCGAACCACCGCCACTCGGCGGAACGATTGGTCCACCACCGATCTCGGGCAGATAGATCTTGCCGACGAATACAGCATCTAACATAGGCATAGGCGAGCCTCCTCTAGGTTATGGGTCACTGTACGCATACTAATCCTGTCGCTCTCTATCATCTGCCTTCTTTGGGCAGTCAGGACTCATGTAGCCCCTCGCGATAGCTCCCAGCCTTGCTCCTGGTGAGAACTTGGCGGCGCATGGTCGCCGTGGGGCCAGAAATTGCGAAATGAACCCAGTCGTACTCATAGATAAGTTGATCGAACATAATCATGCTTTTGCTGATTGATTGCGCGACCTCGAAAGGTGTCAGCGGCGGGGCGATGAAGTCGGCGGCAAGACCATGCTGATGCGCCGAGTTCTGTGACCCACCGACTACCGCGTTGAGTGAAGGCGAACGATAGCCGCTGGTGATGGTGATTGGCCTGCCGAGTAGCTGGCGGACATCTTCCAGAATAGCCGCGAGGCGACGGAGGTTGTCGAGTGCGCCATCTGGTGGCATGTTGTTGATGCCTCGGCGCGAAGCAGTCTGGCTCATCGTGAACTCGACCAGGGTGAAATTGGGGCTCAGTTGCATTGCTCACCTTTTTATGAGCGCGAAGATGAGGGCGATGATGGTAGCGAGCAATGATGTCATTTGATCGACGCCATACCTTACCTCCTCGAACGGGCAGGCACCCCAGCCATTGCGAACCATGCAACCAAGCGCCCGTCCGACAAGCAACGACACCTCGCAGACGACGATGACGACGAGCAGAACGGCGACGACCCGCAGAAGTTGTGGACGCTCCGGGGGTTCGTTGTTGTTCATTCACTATCTGGTCATTGTTGTCCCGGTGTGAAGAAAGTACCTGGGTGCCTATACTCCCAAGCTCGGGCGGCATCGAAGGCAGCCAGGAAGTCACGAGCTTGGAGGATGTATAGCTCCCAGACCGGGCCACGGTATGGCGGGCCGGTGCGATCTGGGTTAATGCCCCGAGCAACGCAGATGGCCCGAGCAAGGATCTCAATCCGGGGGTCACTCTTCGCAATGTTCTCAAGGGCAATCTCGCCAGCGGGCTTCTCTTTGTTAAGCCCAGCACCGAGGCCCACTGCGAATGCACTTGCCGAGAGCACCACTGGTATCCAAAATGAGCGGGACATAACATTGGCGTGGTTACACCTTAGATTTCAGCATCAGCCGTCCAATGGACATTGGCTAGTTGACCTGTTTGCGAGCCCGATGGCGTATTGCCAGTTACCGAGAAGCCAGACTCACTACCGACGGCAGCGCTCGCCGTCCAATCCGAGCCCGCCCCCACGTTACGGATTTGGTTATTGGCCGCATTCGGGTTATATAGCGTATAGGTAGGTGTCCTTCTCATGCGAACTGGCAGTGACACATTGGGTGAGTATTGGGCATTGCCTGGGCTCGCCACTTGGGAGAAGTAGACGCCTCCGAGCGGGCTGCCAGTATTCGCCACTGGCACCTGGGCCGCTGGGAAACTTTTCGCATAGAAGCGTTGGCATATTGCCCACTCGACGCCGAGAGGGCGAAGCTCGAAGCCACTGAACGAGGAGCCGGGCTCTAGCTGGACCTCGGCGAAGCTCACACTCTCGCCAGCGCCGGGGCTAGTGCCAATGGGGGTCCAAGAGAAGCGAAGTTCCCCCTGAGTTGCGTTGGCCGGGACCTGGGCCGTAGAGGTGAAGGTGGAGGTTGTATCTACGCCTGCGGCGAGATTGACGGTACTATTGAGGATCATTGACTCGTTCGTGAAGCCAGCGCCACGCTTGGCCGGCGTGCCCGTGCCAACAAAGAACTGAGCGGTTAGTGTCAGGGCAATAGCCGATGTAACTAGGAACGAGAGAGTTACGAAGTCGCCTTGTAGGGAACCGACTTGATCGCTATCAAATGGCTGGGCATAGACGAGCGGCGTCACTCCGGTCTGACCAGCCAATCGGTAGATAGAGAGATAAGCAGAGTTCCCAGGATAGCCCGTGCGTGGACCCTGGAACACAGCCGAACATTGCTGGTTAGCCCCGGTGGTGAGGTACCAGCGATCTGCCGTATATAGGGTGAAGCTCTGTGGGACGGTGAGGATATTGTTGACGGTCATGCCGATGCGCTGGGCCAGGGCGAAGCTCGGATTAGCCAAGACATTGCGGCCCAAGCCTCTGGAGCCGACAATGCCATAGGGGCCAGTCGGGCCTGTAGCACCCTGTGGCCCGAGGGGGCCTTGCGCGCCAGTGGCACCGACAGGACCTTGGACACCAACCGGGCCGATGGGACCTTGCGATCCAGTAGCACCCTGTGCCCCGGGCGAACCTTGCGGACCTTGAGCACCGGTAACACCGGCCGGGCCGGCGGGGCCTGGCACTGTGGAGTCGGCGCCAGGTGGGCCTTGTGGACCCGTGGGACCTGGTGGACCAGCGCCACCACTGCCCCCATCGGCCGGTGGCGGGGCCGGTGCAAACCCTTGCCTTATGAGGATGGGAAGATCACCCTCATCCACCGAGAACGATTGATGTGGATCGGTGACAATGAGGGTCTGACCCGACGGAGTGGTCATCACTCCCCGGAAGTTCGGGGGAGGGAATAACAGGATGTTCGCCATGGGCGACTCCTAGGTCAGGGTGTTAGCCCCGTGCTAATCATCCTCAGTAGATCGACCAAGGCGATTTGGCCGTCTACATGAAGACCACCAGTCGATACGAGAGTGACTGTCCTGCCACTGCCGAAGCCCTGGGTTAGAGCCACGGTGGCGGTGGAACCTTGAGCATCGGTGATGACATAGCTAGATGTGTTTCCCGATACTGTCTTCGTCCTGGCTGCCATAATCTTGTCCTTTCCTGAATAGAGATATGGGTTAGTGTGACCCTATCGCATACCTCTAACCACCCACAAAGCTTTGCCGATGGCCTCATTCATAGCCTCGTTCCAAGAACCATCGCTAGACTGATAGTAGAGTTTCATGCGGTTGTACCAAGGCCAACCCGAGCCTCTACTCCACCACCTCCAACATCTACTGTAGGGCGAGAGCATGATGCAGGGTTTGCCCAATGCACCGGCAAGGTGCGCTACGGCTGAGTCAACGCTAATGACCAAATCGAGGCATTTGATTAAACATGCCGTGTCGTAGAAGTCGGTGAGCTTCGGGGAGAGGTCAAAGACTAGGCCCTCTAGACCGTTGTTCACTAGGTCCCTAGTATCCTCGCCAACTTGGAGCGAGATTAGCGACACCTCTAGACTATCGAGTAGGGGCAGGAATTGGGTCACGGGTATGAGCCGGCGCCGGTCCAGAAGCACGGGACTGTGGTTGCCACTAGCCCAGCAGATACCGACCTTGACCTTCCCTAACGGGAGTTTCATAGGTGGCTTGGCTTCGGCCTGGAGATAGACACCGGCCTTGATATCAACTGGCTTCTTGACACCGACATGGCGCATGACCGAGAGCAAAGGGCTATGACAATCAAATGAGTTAGCGTCTATAGCATCGTTATCTAGATCAAGGACTTTGATAAAGGGAAAGGACTTCTGGCATAGTCTGACTAGAGGCTTGGGCATGGCGAGGGTAATGTTGCACCCGAGGTATGATAGCTTATCCAAGAAGCGGAGGAGCATTAGGCTATCGCCGAAGCCCTGCTCATGGTGGACTAGAATGCGCTTACCTGCAAGGGGCTCGCCTTGCCATTCGGGAATACCTAACCCCCAGACTTTGTTCTGGTGGAGGAGCTTCCAGCGGCACTCGTATTCAGCCAAGCCTTCTTCGAGCCGGCCGAGCGAGAGCAAGCACAGGCTCTTGTCGCTATGCGCCTGGATATTGTAGCCCAGCGATAGGGACTTGTCGAAAGCCGATAGGGCATCCTCGTATTGCCCCGTCATGTAGAGGATCAAACCGTAGTTGTGCCATGACGGGGCACTCTCGGGGAGATGATCCAAGACCCGGCGCAGGTTCGCCACGGCTTCGCTATACTTACGTGTGCCGAGTTGCGACACCCCTAGGTTAGAGATGCAGTAGGGGTTTTGCTTCTTCGTAGCACCGACGCTGCGTCTAGACACGGCCTCAGCGGCGGCATAGTGGTTTAGATTACGCAAAGCTGCGCCGAGGTTTTGCAACGCGGTGTGGTTCAGGGGATCAAGCGATAGGGCAGCCAAGAAATGGAGCCGAGCTGGCTCTAGCTGCCCCTCGCCAAAAAGTTTAGCCCCGGCGTTGACCAGGGCTTTGATCCGTTCTTCCTTCGCGTCTGGCGCTTGACGCTGGGCCTGAACAAGTTCTGTCATGCGTTAGCTCACCGGCGAGACTGCGCTGTAGACGAAAGAGTAAGTCCTGGTGCCATTCGGGGCGTTGGTCGGCGCGATAGAAGCTAGGGCTGTGGCTGGGGTGCCCACGGCAACGGTAGCCCCAGCGTCATACTCGCGCAGGAACGCCACGTCGATAGCCCCCTGTGACACAGGCACCGAGATCGCCGCTGTGGTGCTAAGTCTGATCCATGGGGAAGTGCCGCCGGTAAGGCCCGAGACAGTGATACTGCTGATGGTGACGACGCCTCGGGAGAGGCTCTGCGTGGTGCTCGCGCTGGCACCGCAGACAGCACTGATGTTATCTGTGCCCGTGAGGCCATCGTTGCCGATGTAGGTGACGGCGACATTGCCGGCAGTGATGGCACCAGTGCCTGTTCCGACCTCGACATTGACCGGCCTCGCAATATCTGGCTGGGCCGTGACTGCCACGGCGCCATTGCTCAGGGCACCGCTAGATACAATAGCGGCGACGGTGGCGGCTGCCGGTGCAAGGGGTGGAGTGTAGTTCAGAGCGAGTTGCTTGACGTAGTTCATGCCGATGACCAGAAGCCCAGGGGCGTCCCTTACATCGACGGTATAAGAACCATCGGAAGCCGGTTGATAGGTTCCGAACAAGCCTTGGATCACTCCGCCGATACCGGCGGCGGCTGCCATTTGTACCGATGCCATTGCTTTCTCCTATGAAACGAGGGCTAACCAGCGAGGCCCTGACCTCAGGCCCCGCTTCTTTTTGCGCTTCTTCTTAGGCACGGCGAGGGTTTGGTCATACCACAAGAGACCAGTGGCTTGGCTTATAGTATCGGCTTTAGTGATGCCATTGCCGACCCCACGCCGAGCCACCACATGGCCCACCCCCTGTTCTGAGATGGGTCTATGCATATCGCCATGCTTTAACCAATCCTTTAACTCATCATATGAGACTTCGCTAATAGCAGCTAGGCGCTCATGGCCGTGACCATCGAAGTGGGACCTAAGATAGTCCTTCACGGCCCTAGGCCAGTCCTTATAGGCCAGCATGACTTTGTGCTCGTCAAAGCCTTTGTCGCCGCCCTCGGGATCGAAGCTATCCTGGTCAATAACCCAAACGGTGTTGCACTCTGGATGTTTGCCGAAGTAACAATCTACCTGTTGCTTATCGGCACCCATGGTGCCCCTGATGTAGCCATAGGCCGAGGGCATCTTGATCTGCCTATCTATGCCGAAGCGATCCTTCTCGCCCCGCTTAGAGCCTTTGGCATTCTCTATGGTTATGGGCAAGCCCTTATACGAGAAGTGGCCCTTCTTGTAGTTGCCATTCCTTAGCTTGAGCGGCGTTGGTTTGCGATCAGCGTCATCGGCAGCATCGGCGATGCCACCAGCATCGATCTTGTGGATTGGGGCTGGCTCGGGACTATGGACTGGGCTAGGATCAGCACCGGGCTTGGAGCTAGGCTTAGGTGGTGATGGCTTCGGTGGGGCCGCACCAAGGCCCGGAGCCCGACCTGGGCCTTTCACGGGCAGGTTAGATTGGTTTGAGCCAGAGCTCGGCTTGGCTGGCCCCTGAGGCGCCGGTTGGCCCGGCATCATTGCTTCGCCACTTATGATCTGATCCAATCGAAGAACGCTAGCACCAGTAGTAACAGTAAGATAATCGCCATCAGGGACGGGCTCAAGACCAAGTTCAGCACGAACTTCGTTGCGCGTCCGCCAACCCTCTTTAACCGCCATGTCATAGATACGGCTTTGCTTCTCCTGATCCGGCGACATACGCGGCAGGAATATAAACTCAATGTCATGATAGCCGAACTTATCTTGTATAATAGTGTCCATGATGTCGTCTTTCCAGTACGACATCAAGGGGTATAGGCCCTCTTCTTGGGCCGTCTCTTGGGCTTGGTTCGCGGTGGCTCTGTTCGTTTGTTTGACGAAAGGTGTAGGTGACACCGAGAAGGCATAGCAGCAGAGGCGGACCAAGAGTTCATCTCGCTCCGACCATAGGGTCTGGCCCGAGGCATTCTTGATGTCGAAGGGCTTCATGCCGCCCGGCACGAACCTAACCTTGGACTTGAGAGTAAGTTGGCCCGAGAGCAGAGCATCGAAGTGAGCCTGGAAGGTGGCTATTTGCCGAGGGGTCCATACGTCGGGGACTGTGACGATTAGTTCGGGCATAGAGCCAGCGCGCCAGAACTCAAGCTGATAGAAGGTCTTGCGAATGGCCTCCGTAGCTTCGGTGAGGATTTGCTCTACGGCAGAATAGCCGAACATAGGCAACTCGGGCCGAGGGTTAGACATCGCGTAGATAAGCTCATCCTCAGACAGGTTGACCATAGGCAACCCGTAGATGATTTGCTGGAATGCTGGCTGACGATGCATGTAACTCACACCGTCTGAGTCAATGACGGCCCGAGTGTCCGGGCGTCGGCCAGTGTCGTCGATCAATGGGAAGATCGTAGCGCCGTCTAGGACTTGGGCATTGCGTAATAGTCCACCGAGGTCCCTATCTAGGAAGATAGTCGGGGCATCAAGGACGAAGAGATCGTCTAGCAACTTCCTCGTCCATTGAGAGAAGCTTAGTTTGCCGTCAGGTCGGCGGAAGAAGCCTCTCATCTCGTCAACAGCCTTCGACGTGGCCCTCGGTTTATTACGAACCTGAATGGTCCACGGTAGACGGAGAAGTTGATCCTTACGGGTCTGGATCACTGTTGACAGGACGCCCCAACTCTGGCGCATCCCTCGTAGCATACCCATTAATTCAAGTCTTTGGGGGATATAGTTGAGGTTGTATCCGACTGGAAAGTTCCACTCTCTTGGAGTAGTGTAGTAAGGCGGTCCGAAGGGCCACACAGGCTCCATTGGACTGTACCAAATTGACGCCATGTTAACGTCATCGATCCAGGGCATAGGTTGGTTAGGTCTTTTCGCATCATATTTAGACGGAATGCCACCTGTAGTGCCGCTAGGGACACCGAATTGTTGCGGCCAATCTTTAAGACCGACGCCAGCATTTCCGCTCGGGCGGTTTGGTGGTCCATATGGAGCCCTCGACATTGTGTTGAGGGAGGCGCCCATGAGGCCGAAACCAGGGGAGTAGTGACCTAGGTTGTTCCCCGTGGCCTTTCTCATGTCCTGCTTCCACTCGGAAAAGCTGGGACCCGATGCCCTGGCCGAGTCTTGCGCCTCCCTCAAGGCGGCGAGAAAGTCCTCATTCGTGAAGTCAGTGGGCAACGCCGTCCCCTTTGCGGACATAATAGCGTTCGCCGCACTTACCTAAGGTTTCCACGGCAAAAGACTCCTCTACCGCTTTCTTAGCGCCTAGTAGGTAAGGATAGTCATCGAAGAGAAGGATGCCGTTAGGGACGATTAGGGGCCACATTAGGTCTATGACTGCCCTGTAGCTCTCGTATTGATCGCAGTCACAGTGGACGAAGGCGAGGTTGTTTAGCGAAGTTGGGTGGGTTTGGGGGTAGATGCCGATGTAGAGATCGGCCAGTGGGAGGAAGGTTTTGATGGCTTTGATGGTGAAGGGCGCGGCGAACTCGTCATCGATCTTGTGCTTATCTAGGCCCTCGATGTGGCATGGGGTTCCCGTGAAGGTGTCGAACAGGTGAAGACCCCGACCTTGTGGCATGGCGACTTCGTAGAGGCGCTGAGCACTACCGCCCTGATACACGCCGACTTCGGCAAAGTCACCCGCAGGTGTTTCCGAAGCCAATTCACACATTAAGTCAAGTTGATATGGCGCTACGATACTAGGTAATCTCATCGCTGACCTTACGCTTATCGGCCCCCTTGGGCCAAAGCGAAATGTCGTCAAGCTTCACGTCCTTGAGCCGAACTGCCTCTAGCTTGCCTTTGGTTATGACAACCGCCATGACTCGGCCCTTGGCACCAGGGGCATAGCCGACAACTACCGCAGGGTTTCCCCTCACCTTACACCAGACTTTCATTGTATCTGTTCCGAGTAGGGGCGAGTAGCGCCAGTATTTGATCTTGGGCAGCATTCGGCGTGCCAGATATATTCTCCATCAGTAACTCGGGCAGGGCCTGTGACTGGCCTATGGCATAGGTAACAGTCGCGCTGGGTTTTGGGCAAGAGCCGAGATACAGTTTCGTTATAAACGTGGTTTAGTTCGTTGTCTAGCACTTCGGCAGATGATGGGGCCTCGTCACGCCACGGTCTGACGTTAGGTGTTTCGGTGTCAGAGTCAGCGGCAGCAGCAGCCCTAGCCCTTTCCCTCTGCGTAACATTGGCGTAGAACTCCATGATGTTATCGCCGGGTGCTACCTCGGACCACATCTGCCGAGCAAGCGCCAGAGCAGCGACGCAATCGTCATGCTGACCTTCGGGCGCACTATATCTGACGCCCGTCTTAGTATACTCATACTCGAAACTCTCAAGCTCCTGGGTGATTAGCCCCTTCGGAAAACCGATCTCATGGCTCTGTATACTAACGCTTAAACCTTCCATAAGCTTTTGCTTAGAGACTAGGCTAAAGTGATAACCCATGAAGTTGCCGTGTTCGAACTGTAATTCCTCAAGAACAGGATCGCCAACACCAGTAGAGTCAACAAGGCACTTGGTGTCCTCGCCGACGATCTGCCACACCCTCTCGATAGAGTTGCGCCACGGAACGCCTCGCCAACGGCGGAAACCGGCTACCTGCCCGAGTTCATTTAAGCCAATGAGTA